ACCAAGGAGCGACCGGCGATACGGGTGATACGGGTGACCAAGGTACAACAGGTGATACTGGACCGCAAGGCGACACAGGTGCACCTGGCTCAGCAACGGATACGGGAGCAACCGGCGCTACAGGTGCTACAGGCGATACTGGTCTACAGGGTGCAACGGGTGATACAGGAGACCAAGGAGTAACAGGCACAACAGGTGATACAGGCGCAAATGCTCCGAATTCACTCGTGACCGAAAACTTTGTTGTCGCAGTAGGAGGTGGAGATAATCGCCTCGTATATTCGTCGGATGGAATCACGTGGACTGCGTCCACTTCTGGAAATTCGCTCTTCACCACGCCTGGTGCAACAGTCGCTTGGAATGGAGCCCTATGGGTTGCTGGATCTAACCTTTCAGGTGGAGGAACAAATAGTGTTGTGTATTCCGCGGATGGGATCAACTGGACTGCGTCCGCTTCTGGAAGTGGGTTGCTAACCTCAGTCTGTGTAACAATAGCATGGAATGGAATACGATGGGTCGCTGGAGGAAATGGAAGCAGTCAGGTAATTTATTCATTGGATGGAATAACATGGACGGATTCTGGGGATGCAGCATTCAATGGAGGAATGAATGCGGTCGCATGGAATGGAACACGATGGATCGGTGGAGGCTATGGAGACAATCGCCTTGGATATTCGTCGGATGGAATCACATGGACGGGATCATCTTCTGGAAATAGCATTTTTACAACGGGTTGTAAGGCTATCGTATGGAACGGCACAAAATTGGTAGCAGGAGGTCAAGGAACGAATACCCTCGCCTATTCTTCGGATGGAATCACATGGACTGCATCGGCTTCTGGTACTGCGCTATTCACTACCAGTGTGTATGCGGTTGCGTGGAATGGCAGAAGATGGGTCGCAGGAGGTCAAGGGACAAATCAACTTGCGTATTCAGCTGATGGAGTCACATGGACAGCATCCGCTTCTGGTAATGCGCTATTTGCAAACTATTGTGAAGGGCTCGCATGGAATGGCACACGATGGATCGCTGGTGGAGATGAAGTGATCGCATATTCTTCCGATGGGATAACATGGACAGAGTCAACTTCTGGAAGTAGCCTGCTCACATCCTATTGTAGCGCTATCGCATCACGCCGTGTATTACCCTATGTGGGAACAACACCCGTTAGTGCAGCCCGATTCGTAGGCCCCACCGGCTCCATTCTATTCTCGCCCAGCGGCACAGACCCCACAGGCTCCACCGGCCTCACCTACAAGGAAGGCCCCACAGGGCCTGTTATGACTCTTAAAGGCGACTTGATCCCCTCCGAACATGATATATACAGCCTCGGCTCCACGGGCACGAGGTGGCAAGATATTTACGTCTCCACCGGCTCCATCCATATTGGCAACGCCACTCTCTCCGCCACAGGAACGTCCATCATCTTCAACGGCGACCTCATCCCTGCGACGGCAAACACGTTTTCTCTAGGAAACGCCGATAATCTTCTGAAATCTATACATATTGGACCCGGCACAGTCTTTATCGGACCCACAGGAACGCTCGGCAACGACGACAACGGCATCATCTACAGTCAGTACGGTTTTGCTGCGCCGAATATCGCTCTTGGTGCGTCCATTCCTGGCGCAACGGGGAACGTGGAAGGCGGTGTGCGTCTAACGCTGACGGGAACAACCGGCCCTATCCAATACCAGCATATAGGTACCGGTGGAGTGGCTACAGGCCCCGTCTATACACTACTCACATCTGATACACAGAACACAGGACCCACAGGACCCACAGGACCCACAGGACCACAAGGCATTCCATCCTCCTTTACAGGCGCACTTCAAGGCTCTACGGGACATATAGATATAGGCACTAGTGCCACACCTATTGGTTCAACAACAATTACAACAACAACTACGGGGCGCATCTGGGCCATTGCGACATTCGATGTAAATTCTAATTCCAATCAACTTCACACCTTGAGTATCTATATGACCATCGATTCTGATACGTCACCTACGTACACACACCCTATACAACAGGATTCCATACACTATAGTATAACACATCACTATCGCAGCACATCTCATGCTCCAGGCACATACACAATTACTCTCTATGGCTCAGGCGACAGTACGGTTTTCACTATAGACTCCATACAATTTTTCAGTATGTCTTCATTGGTTTAACGGCATGTGCTGGTAACTTAAACATATGACGGTACGACCCTCCACATAACAATATAAAAACGGCGGTTAAAGAACTGCTGTTTTTATATGACCAGTCAATTAGTATGATTACGTTTAAAAATCCAGAGGGATATTCCAGAAAAAAAAGAAAAGTTTTTTCACGGAAAAAGGTCTATCTTGGCGGGCAAATTATTAATGCTAATACGATAGAAACATATGTCTACGTAAACTTAGTATTGACAAACTCTAACGGGGCGACAGGTAATACAATTCAGGTTGTAAATATCTCAAATCGGCTAGTAAAAAATATAATAACAGATACTCCCGGTAGTGTAATTCTAAGTGTTGACCCATCCCTATCAACTTTAAAAGATTATACCCTATTTGGATATAACGGTACTTCTTGGAAAGAAATTATACCGAATAATATTGACAGGGGAGGAAACTCTGTTACACTCTACGGAAATGTTAAAGGAATGTTGATAAGAAAGCAACGTAGGGGAGATGACACAATGGCATCTCTAGAGGTAAGTATTCCAGTCCCCGTATCCACCTACGGAAACATTATGCAGTTTGTCAATATATCCAGTTCCAATTTTCCAGATTTTACACTGAATCCCTCCACAGACACATTTTCCGCAAACGTATATATTCAACTCGTATTTATTTCAACTGAGATAAAAAATACCGGTTGGAGTCCATCATATATACCTGGTTTAAGTTTATGGCTGAACGCAAATGAGCCAGGAAATAGCACATTCACTCCGAATTCTGGTGTAAAAATGTTGAATTGGACAGATAAATCAGGAAACAATAATCATGCAACAGCTCAAAATGATACAGCCCCCGTCTATAGAAGTTCACCTAATGGTGAAGGTATGGGAATGTATTTCAACGGTTCCACATTTTTTAAAGGGAATATGAGAAACACGGGAAAATATTCGTATACATTTATTGTGGCTAGACCTGATACAAATAATATTCCGACAGGGCGCCTTTTAAGTTTAAGTGCTTCATCCGTAGATGATTCTTCTTCAAATGCATACATAGGAATTTCTGGAAATTCGGGGATGCTTCAACCCAATATAAAAGTGGCCGTAATGGGTATAACGAGTACAACCAATCCATGTATAAAATACTGTATACTCTCATCAACATCAACAAATTCAAATCTTCAATGGACAAATGCAAATGATGCGTGGACAAATGGCGCTTGTTGTAGTATTGCATATGGTATGGGTATGTTTGTTGCAGTTGGTTATAGCGACTCATACGGTGTTATAAAATACAGTTACAATGGTATTAATTGGATATCTGCAGTTATGGCAGAACCATATAATATTAATTATGGATTTTTCTATTATACATCGCAAAGTGAATCTTTATATGGTAACGGTGGTATAAGAACAGTAATATTCACAGGCTCTATGTGGATATGTGGGGGCTGTAGTAGTAATGCTTGGCGAGAAAATTCGTTCAGGAGTGTTCCCGGTATTGCATATTCTTATGATGGAATCAATTGGATTGTGAACCAAACATCGCTTCCATTTTCAGGAACTGGCGACTGTATTCGAAGTATTGCAAGTGATAGAAATCTTATTATACTCACTGGATATTTAACTCCATCAATGGCCTATTCATATGATGGAATAAACTGGTTTCCTATGACAATAGGTGTTAAAACATTAAGTCAGGTTGGTAATAATAATAATACAGGTATTCATGCTATTGCATATGATCCCAAATTAAAACTCTGGATTGCAGTTGGAGATGGTGGAAACCCAAACATTGGAGCCAATCAAGCAGTATCGTATTCAGAATCTGTAAAGAAAATTATATGGAGTAAAGATGGGTTTAAATGGAATTCAACAAAACCCGATGAAGAAATTAGTATAGTCTCATTTCAGCGAGAGAGTAACTATACTGGAGTTTTTTTAAGAAGGATTCTTCCAGTATTTTTAAATAATAATACACACCTTCTTATAAGTGGACCAGCATTATCGAGAAGAGGGGTGGAAGCGGTAAATGGACCAATTGTTTCACGACTTTCGAATACAAGTCTATATGGATTTCATTTAAATGGATATTTTATTGGGAACTTTCCAGTAAACGGAAATAGCCCTGCAGAAGTTTCTGCCCTTTATACTTATAATAATAGGATATATTATGGGCTTCAAAATCCATCGAGTAACTCATATCTGATTTCCTCATCAATATCATCTGATATAGAACAGCCATTTTGGACAAATATTTTTGCTAAAGATACAAGTATTACTTCCGCTGTAAATGTAATTGTAGATAATACCTCTGGAAATCTGGATTGTGTAGGAAATATTCATTTAAACAAAACTACTATTACATCTGGTGTAAATGACGCGGATAGAACAAAACCATTTTTAATATCTGCTTGGGAAGATAGTTTAAATACGTGCGTTTCAATAAATGGCAGTCTTGTACCAACTAATAAAATAAATCCTGCTAGATTTAATATATCTTCATATATGATTGGCAAAAACAATGGAACAATATACAACAAATATATTGGCTATATCTACGAAATTATAGTATATAATACCTTACTTTATTCACAGTCAAAATTTGCGATAGAAGGCTATCTCGCGTGGAAGTGGGGGATACAATCATTACTTCCAAAAACACACATGTACTATAATAATGCGCCATCTAAATTTGCTTTAAGTCTATCATTACCAAAATATTTTTCGGATTTACAGCCAATTTTGTGGTTAGATGCTCAGGACCCGAATGCAAATGAATCGTTTGCACCAGATGACCGTACGTTCATCAGTACATGGTATGATAAAAGTGGTAATAAAAATGATTTAACTGCTCCGGTAGGTTCTGAACCAATGTACACAAGAAACATAATTTCCGCTGGAGGTTTACAATTCAATCGCTATCCTTATAAATCTATGAGTTATATACCACTTAGTTCTACAGTAGATAATAACTCTGACAGTGACACATCGAATTATATTAGAGGAACTAAGGGCCGTTTTAATAACAAACCATCGTTGTGGATTTCCGGGTTTGGTTCAGTAGGGGGGGGGAACTTTACTTGGGATAGTACGTACGACGCGTTTAGTTTTATATATATATCTGGCACGAGAGATACACCATGTAAACTTTTTCAATACGACGAAAAAAATCATCAAATACGAGTATTATTTTCCTGTTTTTTAATAAACGATTATGCAACAGGTTCAACTTATGTTAATCCAACCAATGGTTATATTTTTTTTAGTATTGGAGCATGGGTCAGTGAAAATATGCCATTTGTATGTTTAATTCCAGATTCATTTCCTACAACACCAAACACATCATATCCGACACTTGTGGTTCGTGATGTAATCTACACTAATCCGAACACAGGTACTACTACAGTATTAAAAGGGGTTTCATCTCGATTTGTTGTAGATAATAATGGAAATATATATATGTATTATTCTTCAACTAATAATGGTAACAGCCCACTTTATATAATTCCGTCAACAGAATTTACGACTGAAAAACTCAATAACATATCTATTCAAGAATTTAATACGAATATGTGCTTAAATATGATCATTGGGGGCGGCGTGGTCGGAAGAATATACTATATAAAAGAAAATAATTCTATAAGTTTGAATACTTCTCCGTACATGAATTCTATCGGGCGCGAGGTTATTTATTTAAATACTTTAGCAATATTTGAAGGTTCTATTACTGATAATATATTAAGTGTTACTAATATTATTTCTGGAACAATACAACTTTATTCGTCTATTAATGTAGAAGAATTTCCCGATGATGCAGGTGCAGCAACCTATATTAGAATAATTATAGAACAACAACAATCAGGTCAACCGGGTGGGGTTGGTGTTTATAGGCTAAACAGGAGAGAAAATACGGTATCTAATTATACTAAATTTATATCTGTTCGTATATGTGTTGAAATGTCTACAGGAGGGGCCTCCATTACCAGCACTAGTAAAAATACGCTCGATGGTTTAATGGATTTAAGTAGGTCTCCAAACGATGCTCTTACAAACACAGCAGGTCGTTTAAATTCTGTCCAATATAGAATGAATAGTTTTGATTCAAAAACGTCAAATATGTTTATGACAGAAGGCCATGAAAATCAATATAGATTAAAAAGAATAAATTTATTAACTCGACAAGTTACAACTATGGCTGGTGCCATTAATCGAGTAAATACTAGCACTATCTTTCAAAGACAAGAGATAACTTCGGAAAAATTTCCTTTAGAGCATGGAGTTTTTAATAATTTAAATCAGATTATATATGATACAGTCGGGAATAGTGAAAACGCTCCAAGTCTCTATCAGTCTTTAATTATAGGGAATGAGTATGCATATATTGGAATAAAAAACTCAAGTGAAACGCTTTTACAAGTAGCAAGAATAAATAATTTTAGAGCAAATCCGAGTTGTATGTCTGGCCCATTATCTTTGACTGGATCATCTGTATCCGTCTTTATTGTCTATTCAAACACAAATACTAATAAAGAAATAATGCCACATAGGTCAGATTGGAATACTCCTGTAATAAGTTTATCATCTACAGCGGATTACTGTGTAATTATAGGTGAAATTATTAATACTACACTTACTATTTCATCGATTATTTCTGGAGTAGTACAAATAGGAGCAACAATAAATACACCTCTAGGCGGATTTATATCATCATACGTATCAATAAATACGTATAAAATAAGTATAATACAATATGTTCCACTAGGAACAAAAATTACATTATCAAACGGTATTGGTAGATTTTATACTGGAAATGAAAATGCAGATAACGGCCCCACTCGTGGCATAGATACAATAAGCAATAATGCTATATCATTGTATACAAATATGTATAATTCTACTGTATACCGTAATAATATATCAAATAGCGTTTCAACTATGCAGCTGTCTCCACAAGATGTACCTGGAAGTGGTATACTTACAACATTCACAGGGGGAATATCTCCTAAAATAGGGGATAACAATATCGTCACAAATATTGGACTTCTTACAGTAACAAACGTACGTTCTGGAGTAATTCAAATTGGTTCAATTATAAATATTCCCTCTAAACCAAAAGTGACCAAATACGGGACTACAACAAACGGGCTTATTGGAACATATGAATTAGACTGTGTAGTGAATGTTCCTACTGGAACAGTTATGACTTCAAGTATGCCTTCTGTAATTCCTGATATAGTATTTTTTGATTCTTCTCCATCGTCGGTGAATACACGTTTAAATGGGGTTGTATCAACTACCTCAACAACTACCTCAACAACAAGTTCGTTTCCTACATTCAATGTAACATCTATTGGAATTGGCCTACAACCATCGAATATATCTAGAGTACCAAGCCTTTTACCGAATTACTTTTTTGATGGAACAATATGCGAAGTTATTATTTACAATACAAATTTGACAACTGACTTATTAAGATTGGAACTAATTGAGGGATATTTGGCTTGGAAATGGGGTGTTCAAAGTAAACTTCCCTTAACACATCGCTTTAAATATTCATCACCGAACGAGTATATACCCTATCCTGCGACTCCTATAAAATCCGTTACTTTTAGCAATATTTTAGACTACGGGTTTACCGTTTCATGGTCTGGTGGAGATAACGCAATGTCATATACATATACTCTAACTCCATTGCCAACTAGAAGAATATCAATTAAAGATTATGGGGTAGAGAAAAAAACCGCAATTATATATGGATTAAACCCAAATACCCCCTATTCACTGGTAATTACAGCAAATAATTTGATAACAACACAAAGCTCAGCTAGTGCGAGTGTTACAACCAGGATTTATACAGCTACTTTGTGGGCTGGAAGCGCAACACAAATTACAGGAACAACAATTGGTAATAATGTTGATAAAATACTCGCAACGTTTCCTGGTCAAATATTTGGTATATTTGATAATTATAATAATTTCTTTTTATTGGAAAGTAATTTAACTGTACCTGAAAACCAACGCGGTATTCGTGTAATATTAAACAATGGTTTTATACAAACATTAAACATAATAAGCGGTAATGACCTTTTACAAACTGGAAATACAAATAGAAGAGGGATAACTATTGACGATAATGGAATTCTGTATATAAGTATTAATTATAGAATTCTAAAAATTACACCAAGTGAATATCCATTTACACAAAATGCTTCTGGATTTATAACTACTACTTGGAGTGTTACAATTTTTGCAGGTAATGGAAACGTTCCTACCAGAGATAATGGTGCCGGGTATTATTCTATCGCAAATGGTACATTTAGAAATGTTGGGCCATTAACAACTGTACCGTTAAATAACACGTGTTCCTTATTATTTAAAAATATACCTTCACCCTATATAGCGGACTTTAATGGATTTTTACGTCCAATAACAAAAGATGGAACCTACATAGATATACTTACAAATGTACAAATAGGGGTATCTTATTTTGCGTTTAATGATTCGTTCAATATATATATATTACAAGGCGAATATATAATCATATATAATTTTAAATCTGGAAAATCGTATAGTGTTAAACTGCAATTGAGATATTTTACATATTATGGAACTATCGATAGTGTTGGTAATTTTTTCTTTATCGCAGATAGAATGCTCTATAGAATAATGACATATGATATTGATTTAGATGATACTGTGGCTCTATCAAAAATTTTAAGTGCAGTCGAAAATTGGATTCTGTTTTTTGGTTCACCTAGTCGAACTTATGTAAGAGAAATAGGCACTGAGGTTATCTCCCGTTTTGTTGAGATTACTCTTGTAGAAATTAATAAAGGTGAAATATATCTTAGTACTTTTCAAAACGGCCTTAGCAACCTGGTGCGATTATCACTATATAATTCAGATATTAATATTACAAACCCGCTTTACGAACCTCTGACTAGAACCAGTTTTAGAATTAAATGGACGGTATCATCACTAGTTGACACATATGAATTTATAGGGCTGCGGCCAACAACAATTAGTGTTGCTAATAAATATGCCGATTTTACAGGATTAATCGAACGTGAACCATATTATGATATAAAATTTTTTGCTAGAAAAAACGATGGCTCTTGTTCACTCATATGTAATTTTCCTATGTCGCCTATTACACCGCGTGCAACGGTTAAAACGCTATTTGATGCACAACTAAATATAGGGGGGGGGGTGGAGGGGGACATTGCGGTTGATTCTGCAGGGAATTTATACATTGCGGATCCAAATAATTATAGAATCCGCAAAGTCGCAACAAATGGAACAATTACAACATTTGCTGGAAATGGGTCGTCGGGTTCTTCTGGAGATGGCGGCGCCGCCACCAACGCACAACTATTTCGACCAGACGGTGTTGCGGTTGATTATTCTACAGGGAATGTATACATTGCGGATGCGAGTTATCATATAATCCGCAGAGTCGCAGCAACAACTGGAATAATTACAACATTTGCTGGAAAAAGTAGTCGGGGTTATTCTGGAGATGAGGGCGCCGCCACCAGCGCACAACTAAATACCCCAAGAGGCATTGCGGTTGATTCTACAGGGAATGTATACATTGCGGATACAATTAATAATAGAATCCGCAAAGTCGCAGCAACAACTGGAATAATTACAACATTTGCTGGAAATGGGTCGGCGGGTTATTCTGGAGATGACGACGCCGCCACCAGCGCACAACTAAGATCCCCAAGAGGCGTTGCGGTTGATTCTAAAGGGAATGTATACATTGCGGATACAGATAATCATAGAATCCGCAGAGTCGCAACAAATGGAAAAATTACAACATTTGCTGGAAATGGGTCGGCGGGTTTTTCTGGAGGAGATGGCAGCAACGCCACCAGCGCACAACTAAATTTCCCAAGAGGCGTTGCGGTTGATTCTAGAGGGGATGTATACATTGCGGATACAAATAATCATAGAATCCGCAGAGTCAGACAACACCTTTCAACAACAACGTTCCTAATTTACAATGAAGTGGGCCTCGGCAGTGTGGGCTCCTCCGATGGCATATACTCGCTGGCTCACAACTCACAACTAAATTCCCCAACAGCCGTTGCGGTTGATTCTACAGGGACTGTATACATTATGGATAGAGGAAATGGTAGAATCCGCATAGTTGTATAAAGAAGACCACCTGTATAGTAGTATAAAAGGTTCATCTAAAAGGACAAAAAGCCCTCACAGAAAGAAGTTACGAGGAGGACAATCTGTCGTCGCCGTAAATCCTCTAGAAACACATATATACATTAATTTTTTCAATAGATGCTTCAAATAATATCACTTCTGCAACAACTACTGATACTCGTGTAATAACAGGTACACCGAGCATTGGATTTCTACCAGTCAGTATCAATCCATCAGGGTCATTATCCCCCTTAACAACTCTCAAAGACTACACCGTTTTTGGTTATAACAATCCAAAGACAAAATGGGTAGAAATTCCGCGCGTAAATTTGGATATGGGAGGAAAATCTGTGGGTGTAGAAGGTTCAAGTAAAAATATACTGATACGCAAACAACGGGGCTCAAAGGGTAAAATCTCTGAAGATAAAATTCTGCTTCCGGCAGATATATCTACATTCGGTAGCGTTCTGAATTTCACAAATATTGCCAACAATATTTTTGGATTTACAACAACAAATGTCTACATACAACTCATATTCACATCCAATTATCCTTTCTCTAATACGAAATGGACAGGATGGAATCCAGCAACGGTTCCTGGCCTCTCACTCTGGTTGGACGCCGCAGAACCAGGTCCAAATGGATTTACTCCAAATACTGGAATACCTGTAACGACTTGGAAATTTATATTTCACATCGGATCTTCACAGGATTAATATAGTATATAATACGGGAACACCAGCCACACCCGTGTTCGGAAATATTGATACATTATGATTTACCTATGGTTCTGGTGTTCCAGTAAATGGAGCAAATTTATCATCTACGAAATTCAATAAACCGAAGACAGCCGCCTTTTATAAATCTGTAAATTTTGTATAGCAGGAGCGACGTCCTACAATGTATATATAAATGACTCGCTGTATTTGATATCTGCGAGCACGACAACGTCAAGTCCTACGACCATCATAATAACTGGCCAGACTGCGAGTGCTTCACTGAGTATAAGAGCCAGCGCAATTGTGGGAGGTATTGAAGGATGGTGGTCATCTCCCGCCTTGAACGTTCAGCTATCATAAAAACAGCGGATACACCCGCTTTCCCTCCCCGCTTACCCCACCAATAACAAACCCCCTAAAAATGGCCTTCCCAACCTGCTCCGCCGGTATGGCCACATGTACCCACTCTGCAATATGCTTGTACAAATCAAAGTTCGGGAATCGCTCCGACTCATCCGGATTAATAAATACATTCTTCCCCTCGTCATCAATCATAAATGACCAGAGAAGATTGTAGAGTTCCGATACCGTTTCCTTGACGACCAGTCCCTTCTCCTTACTCAGCACATTCCCATCCTCAATCTCATCCGGCTTCAAAGGGAAGAGATTTCCTAATAGACTCACTGCAAGCCGACATAAATCAAACGATGGGTTCGGTGGCACCTCCTTCTCATACTTGTCGCACAACGGACTAAACGCATACTGCTCCCCAGCATCATTGTCTTCCTTAAAATCGTCGCTAATATACATAGTTTCATTTACCGTAAAAATTGCTCGACCAAAGTCAATAATCTTGAAAATCTTTCCAAATGTTGGAACACGATAAATAACTCCCGCCCCCGTCCGATAATACAAGAACTCCTCCTCCGTCTTCGTCCAAACAATATTATTTGTGTGTAAATCATTGTGTGTGAATCCAATGACCTTCTGGGCACAGACCAGGGCCGCAATAATCTGAAAGAGCCATGCTGTCCAACGTTCCTCCCACTCCACCATTCCAGGAGATGCTCCCACCTCCTCAAAGTTCGTCAACAAGTCCTCCATAGTTCCCTCGTTCATCTGGGTAAAAATCAGCATCACGGGATAATTTGACATTTCTGCATAGACTTCGTACGCCTCCAGAATGTCACTCATATCTGAACTTAGCCCTGAGGAACTGCTTAAAGATGACGAATTTTCAAATGACATCGACCGCATCGAATCGGCAGAATGTATACTTCCCTCTTTGACAGAATCTACCACAATATTCTCCAACTCCTGTTCTCCTAAATCTGTAGAAATTGATGATGAATTATCAATGTCAGCATCAAACACATACTGCTGAACCCTCTCGGGAACGGGCGCATTCGGGTTCTTCCTATCGCGCACAGACAATTTGAAAAGCGTGTTATCATACCCTTTCCAGAACCACCGCTCATCCCGGTAACTGTAGAAATCTTCGGTGAGATTGTAGCGGTACGTGGACGCTTTTGCGCAAAATGACCCGTAGAAGTGGTTGAAATGTGGTGTAATACCTTCTTCTGCAAGTCTACCCAGTGCATAAGAAGCAACCGACTCAATATAAGCCTGATTACAGGGTTCATGTAGTTTTTTCCAGGCCGCCGCCCATGTCCTCTGATTACCTGGAAGTGCGGCGTCCTTTGGGAGAGAATATTCGCCTCGAATCCAGTGAATTGGATCCAATAGATGAGTCACTTTCAAAAAGACACGGCGACTTTCGGAGGGCTCGTTGTTTGCTCCTGTATTTCTCTGAATTTTTACATTACAGACTCCTGTGCCGCCAGATAAATCCATCGCGACAATTTTCCACGTGTGGTCTATCCAGACCTCCTTGTCACGTACTTTGCCAATATTTGAATTCAAGTTCACTAGCGTCGGAAAAAATGTCTGTAGACCCATGTACCCACGAACCTTCTGAAATTCGGAGGGTAACGTTCCGCAATAGAAGGCCGGTTCTTTTATGGAAATACCCCGGAGCATTGTTCTTTAACATACAAAGAACAATGCTCCAAGTTTAAAAACGCAAAAAAAAAGCGGTGTAGTGTGTAGTCAAAGATGGCCACCAGCACCCACGTAAATTTCAACATAAAGCGTTTTGATATGAAGCGAATTCCTCAAGACGCCGTAGTGATTTTTATTGGGCGGCGGCGAACGGGCAAATCTACGCTTGTTCGGGATCTCCTTTTTCATCACCAGGACATGCCGCTTGGCACCGTCATCAGTGGCACAGAGGAATCAAACTCCTTTTACGGAAAGATGATTCCACCCTTGTTCATTCATGGCGAATTCAATCCAATTATTCTGGCGAATTTTGTCAAGCGCCAGAAACTCATCATGTCTAAAATTCAAAAGGACCAGCAAATGCAGGTGAAAAGTCGTATAGATCCTCGGTCGTTTATGATTCTGGACGATTGTATGTACGACGACAGTTGGACTCACGACAAGAACATTCGGTATCTGTTCATGAACGGGCGTTGGCTGAAGGCGTTCTTTTTGATTACTATGCAGTACCCACTTGGTATTCAACCCGCACTCCGTACAAATGTTGACTTTGTATTCATCCTTCGCGAGCCATATCTGAATAATCGGAAGCGCATTTTTGACAACTATGCGTCGGCCTTTCCCTCGTTTGAATTCTTCTGCCAAATAATGGACCAATGTACACAGAACTACGAGTGCCTTGTCATCGACAATACAAGCCAGTCAGCAAAGCTGGAGGACTGTATTTTCTGGTATAAGGCCGATGTTCACTCCGATTTTCGTATCGGCGCACCCGAGTTCTGGCAGCATTCTGCATCCTATTACCAAGCAAAAGATGATGAAATGAATCCGTATGATCCGAATGCAGCGAGGCGACTGAAAGGGCCAACAATTAATGTTCGCAAGAACTAGTAGTGTACGCCATGATTCCTATAGAAGCACAGATTGGTTTTATGGCTTTCTTCGCAATTGCTCTATTATTCGCTGACCGCTATCTTCGTATAGAGCCAGCCTTGAAATACAGACATCCATCTTTTGAACCCTTTCAAATGCCAGTATTATATGGAAATCGGGCGCGCGCATGTGGCGTCGGATTGGAATCGTGTCCTGACGGAACAAAATGTGGAAATGGCCTCTGTATCAATACAGACGCGAAGCCTTTGGAGGAGAAAGGCCCGCTCCCCGTTCTTCCTCTACGCATATAACTAAGCAAATCACGGTAGAACGAGAAGATTAAATAACTCTACATTATAGAAAGAATGCGTCTAAATAAAATGCAAATCTCTTCCGAAGGTGCCTTATTGCTTCTTGTTGCGATCTTCCTTGTGCTCTTGCCTTACATACGCAATGTGTTTGCCCCCGCATTTCCTGAGGGCTTCCGTGACGTAGACTGCAAAGGTGTTACATGCGACGAGGGAGAATTTTGTAAGGACAATACCTGTCACTCAGTCACAGCACCCAAGAGGTCATGTGGTCGCGAGATGTAACGTCTACCATGATCTGAATAAAATAAGTACCCCCTTTGGTGGTACTTATTTTATGCCTACCGGCGTGTGCCGACATACCATTCACGTTTTATTTATCTGCGAAATGCGCAGATGCGTTTAGTCCATGTTATTCCTCATCTTGCGCGCCATAGCCAAATCGGCCGGCCCAGACCCCGAAAACATTCCAGCCGTCTGCTCCACCACACTATTTTCCGAAGAAGTAAGTTCCACCGTATTACCTACCACAGGCTTCTTAGAAACCCCCATCATCTTCGTACGCTTCTCGCGCTCAAAGACCTCCTTTGCTTCTTCATTCTCCTTATATTTCTTCATCAACGTATTCAACTCCTCTTCCGCGTATTCCTGTTCGGCCACCTGAGAGGGTTCCGGATCCCAAGGAAGCCACTTTCCTACCTCGCCCACAAAAATATTGTGTGTCGGGTCCAGGCGCTGGAGTTTCTTCGAGCGCGCAACAGCCTCCTCTTTGCTCGAGTACGTCCCGCGAATTTTAAGCCCCCGGACAGTTGTTCTAAATTCATTCATCTCGTAAAACTTATCCTCTAGAGCCTGACGATTTGCGTAAAGAAACTCATCATACATCTCCTTCAGTTTTGACTCCTTCAGTTCGCTCTTGGCCTCATCTAGATACTTCTGGAAGTTACTCATTGTAGTATCCACAGATACCCGAGCAGCGCGAATGCTCTGTGCAACACCGCTCAAGTCCTTCAACTCCGCTGCATCGGCCTCCTTATTCAGAGCGTCATTTACAGACTTTACAGTATTCATCAAAAACTGCTCGTAACTTTTCACGCGCGTGCTGTACTCAAAATTCTCCAAAAAGGCACTGAACATAAATAGATTCTTGTTATTGAGAACGTTTTCCGGGCTGAGAAAACTCAGAAGACAGAAATTCTGTCCAGAAATCGGCGCATCCTCTGTGAGAAAATCCTCACGTTCCTCTGCCATTTCTATATTCATTTATTGGAAAGGATAGTTTAAGTAGAAACGCGGAATGTTATAAAAATTTTCTCTTAATAAAGTATAATGGATTCTACTGCCGAAATTCTCAATCGCTGTGTGAAATACCTTGTAGAGGGGCTTTTCGTTGCTGTGGCCGCTATTTTTATTCCGAAGCGCACTCTACCTGCGGAGGAAATTCTGAGCCTCGGCATTGTCGCTGCGGCGGTATTCGCAATTCTCGACGTTGTCTCACCCAGTATCGGCTACTCCGCTCGTCAAGGTGCAGGATTCGGTATGGGCGCGAATCTAGTTGGGTTTCCTCGGTAAGTAACTTTGACACATACCATTAGACATTACTTGACAATAGTGCTCATCAAATAGACCGAATGAATTGCCATGACAGATCCGCACAAATTTTCTGCCAAATTTTATCCTGCACGTACAATTTATCACGATTTTTTAACAACTGAAAGCACGAAAGGTACTCGTCCAATTCCAGCAATTCACAAAATTTGTACAGAACATACGAATATGAGAGGAAATTGTTCCGTTCCTTCGGACAGTGTGTTTGGAACGAGGGTTGAATTTCCTTAAACATATAGCGCAATTTCTCCTCAATTTCTCTACTCATCACAGCGGCAGTCTGTCCATTCAGACGGTTTATAATATGAGGTATATGTTCATAGTACTTGTTGAATTTCATTTTTTTCAAAATTTCCTTCACCTTCGAGGCCTTCAACGTCCGAAAGTCCATGATACGCTCCTTCTTCAATTCCACCAAAATTGCGTCATAGACCTCTTGCGGAATTTCAGTAGTTTCTTTCGCCTGAAATTGCGCCAGCCATTCGTTAAAATGATTAATCCGCTTATAAGCATAATAGGAAACCTCGCGTGGCGGATCCTTATATGAGGGTTTATCCGAATCCACAAGAACAAAATCCTGAAATCCGCATTTACCACATGTAAAATTTGCTTCATTTGCACTAAAAATCATCTCCGTCTCGCAATGAGGACAATCTCCAAATGTTTCAAACTCTATTTCGTGTGATGTTCTCGCATGCTCTGGGTCTACTCTCTGTAAATAAGTTTCTAGCAATTTATCTCGGCGCAATTCTTCCCCCTTGTGTGGTACTTCAGAAAGATTTTGAATTTCACCGCTCTCTCCCGCCGCATCCTCTAATGCGGCCAATACACTTCCCGGCTTCTGTCTTGTCACCAACCTTTTCAAAACAGGCGACACTCCACTTTGAATTTTGTTCTGGATATCATAATATTCGTATAGGATGGGACCGGCTTTGAGATAATAATCATAAAATTCCATATTTCCCTCCAATTGTTCAAGTTCTTTTTTTGCGGCCCCCTTTTTATCTATCCAGACAGACGATTCCATATCTGTTTTACTCAACCCTATTTGACCATCACATGTTGAAATAGTTGCTCGTATATTGTCAATATTACCCTGTTTGGACTGAATACGATGAACATGGTGTTTGTGCAGAGCGTCAAGAGTAGTTCTGCACTCTGGATTGCTCCGTTTTGTTTGACGTATACTAAAAAAAGCGTTATTTGAACTCATTCTATTTAGGAGTATTACTTTTGTTTAGACCGCTAGACAGATTTTCCCAATCTCGAAAATCAAAGACTCCCGGCAGACTTTTCAGAAAAAACTTGCCACTCTGGAAATTATTTTCTAAGGAGAGGGTATAAACAAAAATGACGGGTGGTGGTCTTATGCAGCTCGTAGCTTATGGCGCTCAGGACGTGTACCTGACCGGTAATCCCCAGATTACCTTCTTCAAGGTGGTATATCGCCGCCACACCAACTTTGCAATGGAGTCTATTGAGAACCCCTTCAACGGCTCACCTGGCTTCGGTCGTAAGGTGACCTGCACGATTCAGCGCAATGGTGACTTGATCCACCGCGTGTATCTACAGGCCACCCTACCCAAGGTGACCCTGAACTCCGCCTCCGACGGCTCTGGTGCGCAGTTCCGTTGGCTCAACTGGGTCGGTCACAATCTTATTAAGAATGTGGAGATTGAGATTGGCGGCCAGCGCATCGACAAGCACTATGGTAACTGGCTGCACATCTGGAACGAGCTCACGCAAGAGGCGGGTAAGCAGGCCGGCTACGCGAAGATGGTGGGCAACGTACCCGAGCTAACAAATCTGCTGGTGCAGGGCGGTGAGGACTGCGACGACTTCTGCGCGTCTGGCGAGCCCAATGCGTCTGACGAGGTGCGCAAGTGCGCGCCTGAGTACACTCTCTACATCCCTCTCCAGTTCTGGTTCTGCCGCAATCCTGGCCTGGCGCTGCCCCTCATTGCGCTGCAGTACCACGAGGTGCGCGTGAACCTGGAGTTCAACGAGCTCCGCAACCTGTGCTGGGATATCACTCCTCAGTTGCCCAACGCACACACCGTGCGCGACCGTGTGAATAACACGAACCTGGTGGCGGCGTCTCTGTATGTGGATTACCTCTACCTGGACACGGACGAGCGCCGCAAGTTTGCGCAGGTGTCTCACGAGTACCTGATCGAGACCCTGCAGTTTACCGGCGTAGAGTCCATCACCTCCTCCTCCAACAAGCTCAAGTTGAACTTCAACCACCCCTGCAAGGAGCTCATCTGGGTTGTGCAGCGTGACTCGTATGTCTCTTGTAACGACGGTGACGTGAACCCGTGGAAGGGTCAGCAGCCGTTCAACTTCTCCGACTGGTGGGACCGCTCCGTGCTCGAGTCTGGCTACTCCGTGACCCGTGTGGAGGGTATGGCGGGCAAGAACCCTGTAGTGACAGCCCTGCTCCAGCTCAACGGCCACGACCGCTTCCAGGTGCGCGAGGGACGTTACTTCAACGAGGTACAGCCCTACCAGCACCACACCAACATCCCTGCAGTGGGCATCAACGTCTACTCCTTTGCTCTCCAGCCCGAGCAGCACCAGCCCAGCGGCACCTGCAACTTGTCTCGCATTGATAACACGACTCTCCTGCTGACCGTGTCCAACAACGCAGTGGGCGCGGTGACCTCCTCGTCGGTGTACGTGTTTGCGACGAATTATAATGTGCTTCGCGTGATGTCCGGCATGGGGGGACTTGCTTATAGCAATTAAGAATCTGTGGACACTTTCTCGTTGCACTCAAGTCATGGTGGTTGTTTTGTTTAAAAGTAGTATGTGATATGTGGATCTGAAAAATAGTGAACCATCTAGAGCTTATTTTACACGTTGCGATTTTATAAATCGCAACGCGTAAATAAAAATTGACCTGACTCAACAACCCCAAAAGTATAAGATGAATACACATGAACGGTATAATTTTCGCGACTCTACAGTCTTAAAATCTCTAAAGTCGAAACTCAAAAATAGTAAGGAGCCGACTCAGTATAACGGAATGACAATTCGTGCGAGCTCTACCCATGATTTTGAAATGTATGGAGGAAACGATACATGGTATAAATGTGAACTGAAGCAGTATTCTACTTGGTATCAAGGTGTCTACATGTATTCTTCTGCGAATCAATTATTCTATCGATATTTTCCGAATGAGTCGTTATTGTCGTCTCTTCAGCAACTGACTCTCTAAGAAGTGTTGCTGCAACTTCCGCGTCATACCCTATACACTTAGAGCAGCACTGATTTCGCTCGTTGATCCACGTCGAGCGCTACATTTTTTTTATTTCTGTGTCTTCCTCAATACTTAAGCATCCCGCCGCCTGTGTAAAACTTTTACGCAGAATATGTTTTACAATATCGGAAATTGTGTGTATTGTTATGTTCATAAGAGTTACAGAGCCCTCAAGTACTGTGTGCCATTTAGAATTACCAGTAGTCTCTTTAAGAGTGATACTAAGATAATCATCATCGTCTTCAAATGTCAAAATCATCTTTCCGATATGGTCCAACTCACGCTTTATTTCCGTTTTCTCTTCGTCTGTCAACGCAGACATAAGTTCCCGCATTTTTTATTGACCGTATAAATTTCAGTTTCCAAGTGTTGACAATCTACATACAGTCCAGATGCCCTCTCTTGATACATCTCCATTTTTTGAAATGTGTCTGTAAAATAGACACGTTTCAAATTTTATTCAACGTCGGTCATTGTGCGCCATTAAAAGGGGTCTGGTACGACCTTATGCCTATTGTGCGGAAGAGATTTCCCCTCTTTATCATTTCCAACAGCCTCCTCAGGCGCAGTTTCTATGTGCACCTTACTTGTCGCTCCAATATCAATTGCCATATCGTAGACTTTCCCACAACATCTCGAGCGAATATGCTTGTGATTTATTGCGCTGTAAATAATGCCCATAATGGATAAAAAAAGTCCTGTTCCACCAAGTGCAGTTCCCGTGTCCATCTACTGAATATGTAAATTGTTTTCGGGCTAAAAAGAAGAATGTCCGAGATGTCTGTTGTCAATCCTCTTCATAAACAGCAGCTTTCAACACGAAATAACTCCGACAAGGGTGAAAGTATAGGAATATGTTGTCTCACGTACTTTTTTTGTTGTGTGCCATTTATTTTAGGATCTTTCCAATGATTTTCACTCAAGCCCATACTGCGCGCATACTCTTATAGACCTCTGCGCGCTTCACATTCTCTTTCGCAAACGTATCACAGCTCTTTAAATGTTCGGAAAGGGGAGAACTATTCAACTCTTCTTTACAGTAATTGCAGCGGGTAGCCATACGCCATTTTATTAGGCACGCACTGTAGAAACAGCAGACACCGCAAAAGCAGAGCCCCGTAACAACTGCTGCGGTCACAATGTTAATAACAATAATACCAGAAATAACATTATCACCTAGGCTAATGGCAACAGAATCGGGTTTTAGAATTGCTACCGAAGTCGGCGTGAACGTTTGGGAGGGTGTGCCTGTGTCTGTGCCTGTGCGAGACCCCGTGCTACTGTGTGACGGAGTGCCCGAGCCTGTCCCTGTCCCTGTAGGACTCGGCGTGCTCGTTAAAGACGCGCACACAGACGGTGTAATAGAGGGAGTCTGTGTAAGAGTCGGAGTCAGGCTCGGGCTCGCATCGGCCACCTGAGCCGCCGCCACCGTCTCCGCCACCGCCGACAATGAGGTAACCGCCCCAGCCGCATAATACCATGTAATAGACCCAGAAGATCCGACAGACACATTTCCAAGAGGAAGAATGGCCGCATAGGATCCGTCCGTAGGACTTGGTGTACTGGGAGCAAGTGTTAACGGATTCGTATTATACGCATTTGAGAAACTACAGCAGACTGCGTAAGCCGTCATCACTCCCGCCGTTTCCGAATAAAAGAGGACACCCTCGTTTGTATTGGTAATCATAATAGCCCGCGACGACTGATTATTAGCCGTAATAGCCACGAAACTCCCTGTGTCCAAATTCCCCCGCGTCTTCGTATTCACGTCCGTAGTCCCCACAAAATCGTCCCGAGTCCCCGTCCAAATAATGACATTCGTGAGATCCACCGTTGCATTATTCCTAAGCTGCGTCACGATTTTTACGAAGCTGTCATTGTAGCCCAGCGAAAATGTATTCTGGATCGTAAGCGTGACTCCCTGAATCGTGAATACGCGTCTAGAGACGATTTTTCCGTGCCCCACCGTCTTTGTCATGTCCGCCGAATCCACAACGAAATTGGAATAGTCTGTGGTCGGCGCCATAGGCGTCTGGCTATACAAGTCCGTCACGGTCGCTCCCGTCCATTGTGCAGAACCTGTGCCCATACCTATTGCCGTATCTAGGGGATAATTCGCAAATGTCAACTTATACCAGGCTGCGCCCGCTGATGAATAATACCACGGCTGCTGGAAGAGTCCGTGCGCATTCACGGAATTTTCCGCACCTGTTCCGAATCGGAGAGATGGATTCGCAAATACGCAGGCCGCCGCGGAGCAGCCAGTGGCTCCTATAGTGTCCTGTGCGTGAACGCTCGCCCCGAATCCAAAAAGTCCGAAAAAGACGCGCAGAAGATTCATTGATTCCTGTTTAGGCTGCGGGTTTTCCGGTCAGCACTTCGAGAACCACTTAGCCGCTCCCGCTGATGCAGCCTTTGCAGCCCGAACAATGTCAGCATCCGTCGTGTGATATGTTTTTCCGCAGGTTAGGAGCGATGAAACTCTGGCGTAGCCCCATTGTTGTTGTGTGGCGCCTGGACGATGACCCGTACGCCAAGCAGCCATGCCACGATTATAGCACTGGCGCAGGTATCGCACAGGGACGCCCGTGGCCGCCGCCCGCTCCTCTAGACTCTTTGCGTTTGGAAAGGCCTGCGCCCATCGTGCCGTAT